ATATGAATCATCCATTCGATGATAAAAATCTTACATTTTCGGATTTAAAGCAGATAATTATAAATGGACTCGGTGGTGAGTTAAACCGAGAAGATAATGTTACAGAAAAACTTGACGGTCAAAACCTAATGATATCTTGGGTAAATGGTAAATTGGTTACAGCTAGAAATAAAGGACAACTTAAAAACTATGGTTCTACTGCGATGGATACAGCGGGTGTAGCTGCTAAATTTGCTGGTCGTGGTGATATTAGAAAAGCTTTTGTTTTTGCAATGAAAGACCTAAGTAAAGCAGTTGGTAAATTAAGCGATGCACAAAAAGAAAAAGTTTTTGGTAATGGTAAGAGGTGGATGAATTTAGAAATAATATATCCAGCTTCAACAAATGTTATTGATTATGATAAAACAGAAATAATATTTCATGGAACATTAGAGTACAATGAAAGCGGTAGAGCTATAGGTCAACCAAAAGATTCTGCACGTATGCTAGCTGGTATGATAAAACAAGTAAATCAAAAAGTCCAAAAAAAATATACAATAGGAAAACCCAATTTTTTAAAAGTTCCTAAAGTACAAGATTTTGCAAAAAAGAAACAAGGTTTTATAAGTAGATTAGATAAGTTAAAAAGAGAATTTGCACTCAATGATAGTGATACCCTGGCAAAATATCATCAATCATTTTGGGAGGAATTTATATTTAATGCAAGTAAACAATTTAATTATGACATGCCTAACAAAATTCTAATCGACCTTACTAAAAGATGGGCGTTTCTTGATAAGTCTTATTCAGTTGCACAGATGAGAAAAGATATCAAGAATGAAGAGTTTTTAGATTGGGCATTATCCTTTGATAAAACAGACCATATCAAATATGTAAAAGATAATATGAAACCTTTTGAAGTTTTGTTTTTAGATGTAGGTGTAGAAATACTGAAAAACATGAGTGGATTTTTAGCTGCCTCACCAAAAAGTGCAGTTCAAAAAATTCGAAAAGATGTGGTTAGGGCAATCAATACTGTAAGTAGAAGTAAAGATGTTAAGAAAATAAATACATTAAGTGCACAGATTGATAAACTAGAAGCCATAGGTGGATTATCCTCAATAGTCCCATCAGAGGGTATTGTATTTAAATACAAGGGAAAAACATATAAATTTACTGGTGCTTTCGCACCTGTAAATCAAATTGTAGGTTTATTAAACTTTTAGGAGAGTTACATGGCAGGATACAGTAAAGAAAACGAAAGACAAAACCAAGCACTAAAATCTATTTTAAAAGGAGAGACTCCAGAAAAAAGAATATTCATAGCTCAAGAAGATTTAGATTTTAAGAAAAAAGTAAAAGAAGAAGCTAAACAAGAACAAAAAAGGATTGATGAAAGATTAGAGGTCACCAAAGAAGCTCGTATGCCTTGGTTTTGTCCTAAATGTGACAAGATAATGAAAAGACGACTAGATGAAAAAATGTGGTATCTATACACACATTGTTTTGATTGTCAAATAAAAGTAGAAAATGATTTAAGAATAAAAGGTGAGTTTGATGAGTGGGCTTCTAAAAAAGTAATTGCTAATAAATTAGCATGGATTAGAGACCAAAAACAATCCTTAATCGATTTTAAAAAACAAAGTGCTCCCTCATACTTCAATCAAATAAATCCTGATGGTCATTCGATTGAAAAAGAAAAATGGGACGCAAACTTTGAAGACCTAAAAGAAAAGGCTAATGAGGCTTTAGAACATTTGGAAAAAATAGAAGAATCTTTAATGTAGTATATTTATATACAGGGAACAATAAATTTTTAAGGAGAAAATAAATGTCGACTATAACAAGAGGTGCTAACGGTAGAACCAATATAGCTGGAACTTCAGAAAGAACAAAATTTCAATTCAATGATGACGCACGTTTCAGTAAAGTTGAGACCGTAACAATATCCTCAACGCAAGGCGTAAAACATCTAACTGGTTCTTTAGCCGGAACAAGTGGATTTATAGTAACGACTGCAGGACAAGGAGTCATTACCGCGGTTGATGGTGGTGATTTAAACGCAAGTGATTTAACAGCTAAACAATTATATGAAATAGGTGTTAGACATATAAGTGGAGCTTGTACAGTCCAAGTAGTTTATTAGTATGAATCGAAATAAAAACGGACAACTAAAAGATGTAATCAAACAAGAATACGTCAAATGTGCCGCTGACCCTGTATATTTTTTAAAAAAATATTGTGTCATACAACATCCAATCAAGGGTAAAATACCATTTCATTTATATGAATTTCAGGAGTCCACGATTGAGGATTTTGTACAACATAGATTTAATATAATTTTAAAAGCCAGACAGTTAGGTATATCCACGTTAACAGCTGGTTACTCTTTGTGGATGATGACATTTCACCAAGATAAAAATATTTTGGTAATAGCTACAAAACAAGAGGTAGCAAAAAATTTAGTGACCAAAGTTAGGGTGATGCATGCTAATCTTCCTAGTTGGTTAAAACAGACGTGTGTTGAAGATAATAAATTAAGTTTAAGATATAAAAATGGTTCCCAAATAAAAGCTGTTGCCAGTGGAGAAGAAGCTGGTCGTTCAGAAGCATTATCATTGTTGATATTAGATGAGGCAGCTTTTATAGATAAAATAGACGGTATATGGGCAGCTGCATCTCAAACATTATCAACTGGTGGTCAATGTGTTGCCTTGTCTACACCAAATGGTGTTGGTAATTGGTTTCATAGGACTTGGATGGATGCGGAAGATAGGTTAAATGATTTTAATTTTATTAAACTGCATTGGACGATACACCCAGACCGCGGAGATGAATGGAGAAAAGAACAAGATTCTTTGTTAGGCCCTTCATTAGCGGCTCAAGAGTGTGATTGTGACTTTATCACCTCTGGTCAATCGGTGGTCGATGGTTTGATTTTGGAGGAGTATAGAAACACCCAAGTGAAAGAACCGATGGAAAAAAGGGGTATTGATAGTAATGTTTGGATATGGCAAGCTCCAAACTATACAAAAGATTATGTAGTATGTGCAGACGTTAGTCGTGGTGATAGTAGTGATTACTCAGCTTTTCACGTATTGGATGTTGAAAGTTTAGAACAAGTAGCTGAGTACAAAGGTAGAATGTCCACAAGAGATTATGGTAATTTATTAGTAAATATAGCAACCGAATACAACAACGCTTTGTTAGTTGTTGAGAATAATAATATAGGATGGGCTGCTATACAACAAGTGATTGACCGTGGATATGAAAACCTTTTTTACATGAGTAAGGATTTACAAGTTGTTGATGTTCATAGACAAATCAATAACAAAATTAACAGAGCTGAAAAACAACTAATACCTGGATTCACTTTGACATCCAAAACAAGACCTTTAGTTGTCTCAAAATTAGAAGAGTTTTTCAGAGAAAAATTAGTGACTGTACGCTCTCAAAGATTGATTGACGAGTTGTTCGTGTTTATTTATAATGGTAGTCGTGCCGAAGCCATGGCCGGATATAATGATGACTTGGTAATGTCATACGCCATGGGGTTGTGGATACGTGAAACGGCATTGAGGTTAAGAACAGAGGGTATAGAATTACAAAAGAAAGCAATGAATAGTATAACATCAAACCAAGGTGTTTATATGCCAACAAATAATCAAAATGATTCTTGGACAATGGAAGTAAATAAAAAACAAGAGTCGTTAGAATGGTTGATTTAATAAAAGAGGTAAAAAATGGCTGACACAAGTCTATTTAGTAGATTACAGAGATTATTCTCGACTAACGTAATTGTAAGAAATGTCGGAGGTAAGAAATTAAAAGTTTCCGATACTAGTCGTACTCAATCTTACGCAAAGAGTAATTTGATTGACAGATATCAAAAAATATTTACAGGCTCTGGTCTTAGTGGATATTCTGATTCTTTGATGACAAAATCAATGAGGTTAAATTTATTTAAAGATTATGAACAAATGGACTCAGATGCAATCATATCTTCAGCTCTCGATATATATTCTGATGAGTCGACCATGAAATCCGAGTACGGAGAGGTATTACAAATAAAAACTGACAACGACCAGATTAAACAAATACTTCACAATTTATTTTACGACATTATTAACATAGAATTTAACCTATGGCCTTGGATTCGTAATATGTGTAAATACGGTGATTTCTTTTTAAAATTAGAAATTGATGAGAAGTATGGTGTCACAAATGTTGTTCCGTTATCAGTTTATGATGTATCAAGAATTGAAGGTTTAGACCCTGAGAATCCTGAATATGTTAAGTTTCTGATTGAATCAGCAACTAATGAACATAGATATAAACAAGAGACCTCACCTGAGAAACAAGAGTTAGAAAACTATGAAGTAGCTCACTTCAGACTATTATCGGATTCTAATTATTTACCCTATGGTAAATCACAAATTGAGGGTGGTCGAAAAATATATAAACAATTAACACTCATGGAAGATGCCATGTTGATTCATCGTATTATGAGAGCACCAGAGAAAAGAATATTTAAATTAGACATTGGTAATATACCACCAGCAGAAGTTGACAACTATATGCAACAAGTCATTAATAAAATGAAAAAGGCACCTGTGGTTGATGAGAACACTGGTGATTATAATTTAAAATATAACATGCAAAATATCACCGAGGATTTTTTCCTACCAGTAAGGGGTGGTGATAGTGGGACAAACATAGAGTCTCTACCTGGATTGACCTATGAGGCAACGGATGATATTGAATATCTAAAAAATAAATTATTATCTTCATTAAGAATACCTAAAGCCTTTTTAGGTTTTGAAGAACAGATAGGGTCTAAAGCCACTTTAGCGGCGGAGGATGTTCGTTTTGCTAGAACCATAGAACGAATACAAAGAATAACCATATCAGAGTTGACAAAAATTGCTATTGTTCACTTGTACGCACAAGGATACCAAGATTCTGACTTAGTGAACTTTGAACTCAGTTTAACAAATCCGTCCACGATATATGACCAAGAGAGAATCGAATTGTGGAGTAGTAAAACATCACTAGCAGAATCAATGTTACGAGATGGTTTATTATCATCCGAGTGGATTTATAAAAATATTTTTGGGTTCACGGACGAAGAAATCAAACAAGAGGACGAAGGAATTATACACGATTATAAAACCAAATTCAGAAGGTCACAAATAGAGAGTGAGGGTAATGACCCAGCAAAAAGTGGTGAGACACAAGGAACACCATCAGATATGGCAATGGGAAGAACTGGACATGAGTTGGATGATAAGGGTGGAGCACCAGAGGGAGGATTCGAAGGAGCTGGTAGACCAAAAGAACCAAATAAATATGGGAAAGATAGTGGAGTAAGGGGTAGAGACCCATTAGGTGCTCATGATAAAAAGAAGGGCGGTAGTAATGCACCAAAATATGGTAAACCTTTAGCACTATCTCACTATGATAGGTTGAAAAAAGCAATGAATTTTGACAAAGTTGAGAAAAAAATTATAAATGAAACCTCTCAAGTTGAAGAGGAATACAAGAATGAGGTAAACTCATTAACTGAAGATATATCAAATGACTGATTATTGTTTAACTTTATATTTATTTATGAGTAAATATAATTAAATATTGGAGTATTTCGTAATGGCTCGAAAACTGAAACATTCTAAGATTAAGAATACAAGCATTCTCTTTGAATTATTAACCCGACAAATAACAGCCGATGTTTTAGAGGGAAAAAGCACAAAATCGGTGAAAATTGTTAAAAAATATTTTAACGAAAAAACAGAGTTGGGGAAGGAACTCCAATTATACAGATTACTTTCTGAAAAACACTATCAATCTGAAACTCGTGCAAACGATTTTTTAAATATTGTTGTTAAACAACGAAGAAGACTTAGTAATTCAAAACTACGTAATGAAAAATATAATTTAATAAAAGAAATAAAGCAAAATTATGATTCTATAGATTTCTTCAATGGTAGGATATCAAATTACAAACTTTTAGCCTCCATCTACAATACCTTTATGGTCGAGACTACAGAGAAAACATTTAATCCAGAACAGATAGTCAACGCTAAATTCACAATTTTAGAACACATAACTAATAAACCTATTAGTCAAAATAAAGCAAAAGAACAAGTTTTAAAAGAGTACAATAAATCAGATAAAGATTTAAGATTATTAGCATATCAAATATTAGTGGACAAATTTAACAAAAAATATAAAACCTTAAATGAATCACAAAGGGGATTACTAAAAAATTATATCAACAATGTCAGTAACACAAACTCTTTGAAAGAATTTGTTGATGGTGAATCTGCTAAAATAAAAAAAGAATTAAAAGTACAATTACCAAAAGTTAGTGACAAAATCACTAGTATTAAACTTACAGAGGCTGTTAATCAAATTGATAATCTAACAAAAGGTAAAATTGTCGATGAAAAAAAGGTTCTAACTTTGATGAGATACTATGAATTGGTCAAGGAGATAAAAAATGTCCACAAGGCTTGAATTACTTAAAAAATATATCAAAGAATTAATCAAGAAAGAACTTGAAGAAGCGTCTATGACAGGTGCCCTTGATGGTGGTGAAGGGCCTCCAAAAACACCATACGCCTTTTATAGAAAACCTAAATCCAAAAAAGATAAGGAAAAGGAAAAAGCAATAACCACAGCCGGTGGATACATGAAAGTAAAAGAAGCTAAATTTCATGTTAAGACAGAGTTAGGAAGCGTTATTGTTACAGCGTCTAGTAAAGGAGAAGCTGTTTTAAAGGTTGCTAAAGCGTTTAAAAAAGGTCGTAAAGCCGTTATGGGTGCAAATAGAGTGGGTATTTCAAAAGCTGCTCAAGTCGATAAAAAACTTGAAAATGTAAATGAGGGTCATTATCACAATTACCGTAACGATGATTCAATGACACCAAAACAAAAAATTGGTTTGTCAATGCGTGAAGTTCGTGATAAATTAAACGAACTAGATAAACTTGTTAAGATAAATGTAAGATTTAAAAATGAGCTCAATGTGGATTCAAAAACATATTGGAAACGAACCCATGTTGCTATGAAAAGAATTAGTGAAAGATTAGTAAAATTAGCTAACAAAGTCGGTCAACTATACTAAATTTAAACTCGGAGTAAAATGTGAAGCAATTAATAGTGGATTATCTACCTTTTGAGATAAGACCAGAACAAATCAATGAATCAATAAAAGAAAATAATGGCAGATTGATAGTTCGTGGGGTGTTACAACGAGCCGAAGCAAAAAATCAAAACGGTAGAATTTATCCACGAGAGATACTCGAGCGTGAAGCAAAAAAATACCAAAAAGAATTTATTTCACAAAGAAGAGCCATGGGTGAGTTAGACCACCCAGATTCCTCTGTAGTGAATTTACAGAATGTTTCACATAATGTTAAAGATATGCATTTTGAAGGTGATAATTTATTAGGAACCGTAGAGGTTTTAAGTACACCAGCTGGTAATATATTAAAAGAATTATTTAAAAGCGGTATAAAGTTAGGTATTAGTTCACGTGGTATGGGTTCAGTTGAGACAGTTAATGAGGATGATGGTAATCAAGTAACGCAAGTCCAACCTGATTTTGAACTTATAGCCTTTGACTTTGTGTCAAATCCATCAACCCACGGTGCGTTCATGTATCCTATGAATGAGTCGGTAGACAAGGATTTACCTGCAGGAAGAACTTGTGGAGAATATTGTAAAGTTGAGTCAATTATCAACGACATAATGAGGGGTTAGAATGGGTTTTCTAAAAAAATGGAGAGATTTTAGAATAAATGAGGATAAAATCCCAATGGGTTTTGCTGGATACAAGAATTATTTTGATACTATAGAAAAAGCCATTAATCGTGTTGAAAGAAATATGAAAACATTGATTAAGGACTTAGGTAGAGATAAAGATGGTGATTACAAAAGACAAGTAATAGAATTACAAAAATTGTTTAAGAACAATCTTATTGAATTTAAAGTAAAACTAGCTGATTTTAAAAGGAAAAACACGTGATTAAACTTAAAGAGTTAATCCAAGATAAATGTAATTGTAATGACACTTGCTGCACAATAACAGAGGGGCCTGATGAACAGAGACCCGCTGACCGAGAGGTACAAAGAATTGTTAAAGCTGAAGCTAAATTACGTGAAAGAATGTTAAAATTAGAACAGATATTTCTACGAGATGCCCGTCCCGAAAATGTCAAGATAGCTAAAGATATTAAAAAAGTTTACAAGGACACCGTCACTAAGTTTATGAGAGAGATGATAAAACTTAGAAAGAAAATGAAATAATGCCATCAGTAAGTAAAGCACAACAAAGATTTATGGGATTGGTTCACGCTTATAAAAAGGGTGAAGTCCCAGCTAGTCAAGTCAGTAAAGCTGTTAAGGACGCTGCTAAATCAATGAAAAAAAAATCTACCAAAAAATTTGCTGGAACAAAACATAAAGGTCTACCTAACAAGGTAAGAAGTGAGAACATGAACGAAGACGGACATACAGACGTTGCATCTATCGAGAGAAAACTCAAGTTGATTATGCAAGATGCTATGGATACACTAAATGCTCTACGTGGTTTATCCAATGAGGACTCACTACCAAGTTGGTGGACTGATAAGATTACACTAGCTAAAGATTACGTTGGTAAGTCTCGTGATTATATTATGAATCCAGCTGAGTCTGTAAATGAACGTATCTCTGTATCTGATGAAAGACACTTTGGTAAAAAAGGTATTATCATTATGATTGATGATAATGGTAAAAAAGTATCTGCAATCTTCAAAGATAAAAAGAACGCTAAAGAATTTAACAGAAATAAACCAGCCGATATAAAAAAACTTTTACAACTTGCTAAGAAAACAAAATATCCAAAGGCAATTGATGAATCCATAAATGAAACTCC